TAAATAGCACACTCCTGCTCAAAGTCTTCTGCAATATTTGCGATTGCTACAATGTTTTTCATTGCACTCATTGTGGCAACTTTATTTCCTGGTTTGATCAACAAGTTTGAATTAATTGTTGAAAAGTTCTTCAAAATTTCACGAGTTTCATTACTCAGTTTCATTAGTTTCTCCATAGTTTAAATCATGAACATGTAGTGCCATAATGGCATAGTGAACAACCTTCAGAAGATCCTTTCGGTTGTAACCATCTTTCTTACCGTATCTCTGCGCATACTTCAAGATATTTCCAATGCAAAATCCTTCACCATGTCCAGAGTCTATGATAAATTCTGTTGCCTGAAAATTGTTTTGTGAATAATGCTGAGTGTAGGTCTTGTTAATATAATCAACAATCTCAAGAATAAGATTGTCTTCATTATATTTGTATTGAATACTCACAAGTACATCCTAAAATTCTGTGACACGACGAATACATCTGATGACAAAATAAATACTCTGTTGAATTATCAGAAAGAGAGACTGGTGGGACTCGAACCCACGAAGTTTCCGCATGGCTTGCGATTCGGTACCAACTCCTCCTTATTTCAACGCCATATTCCACCACAGCCTCTCAACCCAAGTATCTGTGACACTCCGAAGAGTGCCGTCATGTTATATTAGTTGATATTAATCACTCGTGGACGTTTCTCATCCGGAATGATTCTTTCCAACTCGACTTTCAACAAACCATCTACCATGGTAGCATCCTTGACGAATACATCTGATGACAAAGTAAATACTCTGTTGAATTGACGCTTCGAAATACCTCTGTGATAATACACAGGCGCATTGTCAGCTTCCTCTACAGTTTTAGCATAATTTGATCGAATAGTCAACTTATTTTCTTTAGTTTCCACCTCGATGTCTTCTTTTTTGAATCCTGCGACAGCAAGCTCAATGGTGAAGTGTTCATCGTCATGCTTGATAATATTGTATGGTGGATAATTAGAAGTTGTTGAAACATTATCAAAAAAGTGATCAAAGATGTTATCAAATCCGACACTGAATGTTCGGAGTTGATGCGGGTCAAATGTAGAGAGTGCGGTTGTGCTTGTCATATCTATCTCCTTGAATAAGCAAGATTATTGTTAATATTAGATTGTTGAAGAGAACCCGAAGCATTCCCTTCAACAATTCTATTTATACAAAAGTCAACAAAAATTTTAAAAAAAATTATGCTGCTTCTGCATATTCTAGTGCCATGTCAAGTGCATTCAACTTGACTTTTCGATTCTTCCCATACCATGCAGATTCCAACCGACCATCAGCTGTTCTGCCTTGTACATGGTCAGACATGTAGGTAACAGCATTAAATGCTTGCCACCATGAACCTTCAGCATATTCTGCTCCAGGTTGAGTATGAACAATTTCAAGTGCCTTTGTTGACAATCTTGAATTTGCTTGTTCAGCTTCGTATTCCTTTTCAGTAGATTCATTTCCAAAGACTTTGTTCATATATGCAACCAAATCTTTCTTTGTGTATCTTTTCTTTCCAAGGAATTCTGCCATACTCTTGTACTGATCCATTTTCATCCGAGCAATACCCAACTGCTCTTTGACAGAATCTGGATCCCATTCCTTTCGATGATTCAATGTGACCATATGTTCACTATTAGTGCTCAAAGAAAGTGTCAAGGTATTTTGACAAACAACACGGATTGGTGTCATCCGAATATTAATTGTTCGCCCATACTGATGAGGATTAGTGAACAAGAAATAGTTTTCTGTCACATCACCACTAAACAATTCGAAGGATTCATTGGTTTTAGCCAAAGCCCAAACCAATTCTCCTCCACGCAATGATCCAGCAGTGTGCATTTCCATATCACCTGCTTTCACATATTCATCAAAAAGCTCAAATGCTTGATGATTTTGAACTGGATTCCAGCCTTTACCGATATTGGTCAAAACCTTCCCATCAAGATCTCGAACCAATGCTTGTTTGCCTGTTGGGATTTTTCTTCCGTTGAATTCAACGAATCCATCCAACTTGAGAACTTTCCAATCCAGACCTGCCATCACCATAAATTCTTGTGGTGATAAATCTGGTTGAACCTGAAATCCAAGACCATGCCATGGAACTTCTCCAACGTAGGCCATCTGCGCTTCACCATTGATGATTTCTACTTCGTGACTCATGCTATTCTCCGAAAAAGTTTTCAAAACAGATAGATCGGAAGAGC